GATAAAGTCACAATTGATTTACGCGAGGCATCTGCTATCACTGGTTCAGGATTGAATGTCGGTGGTCGCACTTACTTTGATGACGCATTCGCTACTTTGCGTTATGCAAATCCTTTCCGTCTTGTGGCGCGAAACATTAAAACCCCCGGAAATTCCGAGGTTCAGTTTGTTGCCAAAACTGGTAACGCTGCAAACAGCACAAACCCTTGGGGCTACACAATCAACCCCAATAGCGGTTCACCCAACATTGACACAAATTTCTGGCAATTGCCAACCCGTGTCATCACTGCACAAATGCCGATTCGTTCTGCTGTTCTTACCGATATTAATGGATTGAACTCTGAATTGGTAGAAGACCTGATGATGGAATTTGCACAGTTGGAAGGCGCTTCTGCTGGTCTAAATAATGACCAAGCTGGCTCTACAACCACATCAACTGGTGGCACTGATGGTCTGCGTGGCTTAAATAGCTACCCCGGTGCTGCTGGCGCTGCTGCTGCATTTGGTACAAGCGGTACAGCCATCACAAACGGTCGCCATACGATTGCTACTGTTGGTTTTAACAACACAGCCGGTTTGGATATGGAAACATTGGTAGACATGGCAAATGTGTTGCCTAGCCAATATTGGAGCATGCCCGGCACTGCATGGATGATGCACCCATCTGCCATCAAGAACTTGCGTGAATACGCACATCAAAACGGTGCTTATAGCTTTGTTGAAATTGGTTCTGCTGAAGCTGGTTCACTGTTGCATGTCTTTGGTTTCCCTGTTATCCCAAATCCTTATTTGGATGCACTTGGAACTGTTGGCGCTAAGTCGGTTTACCTTGCTAACTGGAATCGATTTATGACTATTGCTGATGTGGAAGAAATGACTATTCAAGCAATGGAACAAACTCAGCCCGGCTTTATTACCATGTATGCGGAAAAGCGCATGGTCAGCACTGTCCGTGATGTATTTGCTGGTGTTCGCGCAATCGAGACTTAATAAATGAGCGCAGTTAACTATCAATACGGGATGCCCTTCGGGGCGCAGACACGCAATCCGTTTAACTATTCCAAGTTTGAGCAGATTAATCGTGACAACACAACCGCATGGTTAACTCTGGAAGAAATCACTCAACAATTAAATTTAGACGGTGATGAAAGCCAAGACTCGTATTTGACAGGCTTGGCAGTGGCTGTAAGGCAAGCGATTGAGGATTATCTAGGGCTGAGTATCTTTCCTGTGTCTTATCGCGTCTGGTATGGCACAGAGAGCCTTGCTGCAGCCCCTGTTTGCTTTGACTTGCCTGAAGTTAGTCAAAACATCAATCCAGCTAATGCCGGCATCACAATTACTTCTCTTAGTTATTGGAATGATGCTTTTCCTCCAGTGCTTACAACTGTAGCAAGCCAAAATTACTTCTACGATGCTTCTGGCAACAAAGTAATTGTTAATAGCATGCCTACAGAAATTAATACTGTGATGACTGCGCCAATTGTGATTGACTATTCAACTGTTGCCAGCCCACTTGCTTCGTACCCAGTTATTAAGCAAGCTGCTTTGTTGTTGCTCACTCATTTGTACAACAATCGTAGTGACACAACCGAAACCAAACTGAAAACAATTCCTTTTGGTATTGAGGCTCTCTTGCGTCCATACAAACCACTGGTGATGTAAATGGCAATTGCACGGTTTGAGAAAATCACGGTTAACAATCTGACTTTTGGTCAGTCTGATTTTGGTGAGCAATCAACTACTCAAACAAAGTGGTTTGATACTCGCGCCCGTGTTCATTCCGTTGCCAATAGCTTAAAGATAGCTGACAAATATCGCTTGTATCAGGATTTGGTAAATTTCACATTAAATTACACGCCTAATACTCGCACAATGGTTGATAGCCAAAACTTGTATTCAATTACATGGCGTGGCAATGATTGGAGAATCGATAGCATTCGTGAATCTGATGACCGAATGAATGTGAATATCTTGTGTTACCGCACTGACCCTGTAACGGCTGTATAAATGACAACACAACAAAATCCCGTCCAATACGCCAAAGCGATTCAATATCAGCTTGCAAGTATTGTTGCGCCTGTGCCTGTCTATGCTTCGTTTAATCGAAACTTTGCGACACAGCCTAAATTTATTACATGGATGCTCAGAAATGTCCACCAGCCAGTTTATACAGGTCCTACGCAGTCGGTTAAAGGCATTGATAGACCTATTTTCCAAATCTCCATCTTCACCCAACAAATAGAAGACGGTTTTACAATTTCCAATCAAATACTACAATCTCTTCATGGTTTTAGTGGGTTATTTGGCGGGGCAACTAACGGCTTTGAGGTATCTAAAGCTGATGTGTTTTGGCTCTATAACTCTTACAATAACGATGAAAAGCTTGCACAGATTTTTTTGGATTGCACGCTAGACATCCCAACATAAGATACGACTTCTCAACTCTTTGAAGGAAACTCAAAATGGCTTTACCAAATAAAATTCTGCCGGGGTTTAGTGTTGCACTATATGCTCAACCCGCTACAAACCCAACCCCATTGACTCTTACACAATTGTCTACAGTAGGAAGCGTTGCTCCAATTGCTGTTTCAGGTAATTTGGTTCAAGTTGAAGCTGTGCCAGCTTTTGGTCAAGATGACGCTGTTGCTAACTTCTCAGTTGCTGGTTCACGCCAATCTGACAAGATTCCAGTGCAGTCTGCTCCAACATCAATGACTGTTACTGCTGCTTGGAATCCCGGTGATGCAGTGATTAACACACTGTTGCGTACAGATGCTTATTCAGGCACTGTGGACCGCACATTCGTGATTAGCGCAACTGAAGGCGCAAACATTGTGTATTACTCTTTTGTTGGTCGTGTGTCTCAATTCCAAATTGATGGCGCTCCCGGTGCTGAGTCAAAATGCACATTCACTATTCACCCTCGCGGCAACCTCTTTGGTTGGTGCAACAACGCTTAATTAGGAGCAATTATGGCTATCCCAAATAAAGTCCTTCCCGGTTTTAGTACCGCACTTTGGATACAAAGTGGTGCTACTCCTACTCCTTTGACAACAACCAATCTGTCTGTTTGGTCATCACAAGTAGCTACCATCGTTGGTACTGTTGCTAACGGCACAGGCGCTTCTGGTGTTGCATTGAATGTGGAAGCTGTTCCAGCTTTTGGTCAGGATGATGCAGTGGCTAACTTCAGCGTTGCTGGCGCTCGTCAATCTGACAAGATTCCAGTTCAATCTGCGCCTACCAGCTTAACAATTACAGCCGCTTGGAATCCTAGCGATGCTGGTTTGTTGCTGATTCGTGGTGACGCATATTCTGGCGTAATCGACCGCACCTTTGTTGTGACTGCTACTGAAGGCGCAAACACCATTGCTTATGCATTTAACGGTCGTGTTAGCCAGTTCCAAATTGATGGAGCGCCCGGTGCTGAATCAAAATGCACATTTACTGTTCATCCGAGAGGCAACCAATACGGTTGGTCAAATTCGTGAATTTAGATGACGCAATCGAAGTGCTGGCTTCTACATATAACGACCCCGTGCTAGTTGCTAGGGGTTTACCAGTAGATGCAAAAGAAGTGGCTGATGCTTTAAGCAAAGCCACTCCTGACACAACAGAATTTATTGTTCTGTCTATTTTGGCGCAACTTAATCCTTATACTGTGCCAGTATCGAAATCGAAAGTTGAAACTACAGAATAAAACATGACTACTACAATAAAAGACAGCAACGACCTATTGAGTTTCCTTGTATCCCAATCCGATTCGTCAAAGAATTGGTTTGGGTTTACTCAACAAAGAATTACCTCAATTAACTTGGCACATGAGATTGCCAAAAGACATGCAGATAAAATGACTGCATCAGAAGCGGTTCAATACGCTATTGATGTAAATGAAGCCATTTACCACAAGATTATTAAAGTTAGATAAGGAAAAACATGACAAGACTAGCTTCTGCCTTTGGTGGGAATTACGCATCTGATTCTTTTAGAACAAAGACTTTTGAATTAGCAGGACACAGCTTTAAGGTTCGCGTCCCACTAACAAAAGAAATGGAATTAATCCAAGAGCGTATTGAAAAAATTGACGAATCTGAATATAAAGCCAGATTTGAAAAAATGACTTTATCTTTTAAGGACAGCACTGCACTTGAAGGTATTGTTGTTACAGATGATGATGTGATTATTGAAGGCCGGTCCACACAGGAACTGGTGAAGTCCATCATGCAAATGGAAAACCGTACAGTTGAATACATCAAATTAATTGTCCCTGAAAACGGCAATCTTGATGATATTACTTATAAAGAAATTGACGAAGAATGGCCCTTCCAAGTTCAATTGGAAATTCTGAACAAGATTTCAGAAGCCATTCAGCCCGGATATAAGGATTCCAGAAAAAACTAATTCAGGACATTCACTTACAAGCCAGAGCATATATTTATGCTCATGGTGGGTGTCCTGATGAAGTTCCTACGGATGACATGCGGAATATTGAGATTATGCTGTCTGATGGCATGATTGGAAATAAAGCTATTTTGGTGGCTTTAAGTTCCTTGACTACAGGCAATTTAAACTCGAAAATAGCTAAGACAGCAGCACCTTTCCAAATGAAAGATGTATTGCCATCAACGCATGAATATATCGTTCCACCATTGAGCGAAGAAGAAAAGAAAGCAGAAGTCAATAAACGATTTATGTCTTTCTTGAAAACTAGACCGGGTGCGGAGGAGTTTTTGAAAGAGTGAAATGGCGTATGTCCCGCAAAAGCTTACCTTTGAACTAGAAGGTTTTGCAGAATTTGAGCAGCAGCTAAAACAAATGGCTGAAGGCTTTCGCGGTGATTTAGTTTCCCGTAACACTCTTGTCCCATCTGCAAAAATTGCAATGGAGTCAGTTTATAACTCCGCAGTTTCTAGAGCGCCTGTAGGTGAAAAAGTTAGAAATGACAAGAATCCCTTTCACATGCGAGATACCATCCGATTGGATGCTCGTATTCCTAATGATAAAGACAAGCGAAGCGAATATGTTAATGAAACAGATGCCGCTATTGCTGTAGTGTCTGTTAAGAAAAGTGCCGTTTCTCTTGCTCAAGAATTTGGCACATCAAAAATGTCTGCTAATCCTTTTTTGCGTATTGCTTTAGAGCAAAGTTCTGGAGAAGTATTAAGTGTTTTAAAATCTCAATTGGCTTCACGCCTACCAGATTACGCAGCAAAGCTGGCTAGAAAGAGGAAATAATGGCTTCACAAAATATTGCTCGATTGGGTGTTGTACTTGGTCTAGACACTGCTGAATTTACTGCTTCTATTGATAAAGCTATTTCAGAAAATGCCAAGCTGAAAAATGCTATTCGTAGAGATACAAATGCCGCTGCTGGTGAGCTTATTAATCTAAAGAATGCCACAGATGACTACGGCAAAACACTGACAAAAGTTCAGATGATGGAGCGCGAAACAACTTCTGGTCGCTTTATGAATGCGACTAAGGAGATGAAGGCGCAATTACTTGAAAAAGCCAAAGCTTATGATGCTGTAGCAAACGCAGCAAACAATGCTACTACTGCTGAATTCAAAATGAATGCACAGCAGAAGATGGGTTTGACATATCAGACCACCGACCTTATTACTTCCCTTGCTGCTGGACAAAATCCATTTATTGTGTTGTTACAACAGGGTGGTCAGTTGAAAGATCAGATGGGTGGTCTTGGCAATATGTTTAAAGCCATTAGCACTTTACTTACACCAATGCGATTGGCTATTGGTGGCGTTACTGCCGCATTTGGTACGCTTGCTTATGCAGCTTATGCTGGCAAAGCAGAGTTTGATAAATTAAAAGACACCTTTGCTTTGACTGGCAATTTTGCTGGAATAACTACTGAAAAGTTTTATGCATTGTCTACCGAATTAAGTGGTAGAACTAATGCTTCTATTGGTGCAACAAAAGATGCTTTGAATGCTGTTGTTGCTTCAGGAAAATTTACTGCTACATCAATTAGTTCTGTTACTCAAGCAATTATTTCATATTCACAAATTGCAGGAGTAGATGCCAAAACTGCTGCCGATAAATTAATGAGTGGATTGGATGGGACGGCATCTGGAGCTAAAGCTTTAAATAAGGAAATGAATTTTCTTACTTTGGAGCAATACAAACAAATTGAAGCACTTGAAAAAGCTGGGAAGTTACAAGAGGCTGCAAAGGTTGCTTCTATTGCTTTGAATACTCAGTTGGCTGCACAACGCAGAGAGCTTGGTTATCTTGATAAAGCTTGGGAAACTACAACCAATGCACTAAGTAAATTCTGGAACTTGCTAAAAGAAATTGGCAAACCAGAAACAACAGACCAAGTTATTGCTCAACTTGATAGACAAATTAAAGCCGTACAAGAAGCTGTTGGGAAAAGTACTGGTGATAGTCCATTTGAAAAAGAGCAAAGAAAGCAGCTTCAATTATTAAAAGATCAAAGAGAAGCAATTCTTGAAACAGAGCGTTTAAAGGCTCGTTCAATAGCCGCTAAAGATGTTGGTGATTCAAAACAAAAAATTGAAGATAGAGCTACTGCTGGTGGCATTGATAAAGAAAAGCAAATTATTGCAGCTACTGAAAAAGCCAAAGCCAGTATCAAATATACGCAAGCTCTTGCAAGTGCTAATGAAATACAAAAAATAGAATTAGAAGCCACAAAACAAATTGAAGAAAAAAGAGCAGAATTTAAAGCTAAAAGTGATGCAGAAAAAAGAGCATTTGGTGGTCTTCTTGCAAAACAACTTGCTGCTGAAGAGCTTGATATTGAAGTAAAGAAAAACGAAAAGATTC